CGGTGGGGGATTCGCATGGAATTTGCATGTACCGTCCAGGATGGAAGATCAGTTCAACTCCTTACAAGACATTGTACGGAGCTCTGGAGATGGGCCTTTCCTCCTTTATCCCGAATGGCGAATTTGCTGTTGCCGAGTTCTATTTCGGCAACATCGATATTCGTCACCATCTCTGCCGCCAATCTGATCCCGCCGAAGCAACACGCGATCTCGTGAAGCGGTATGTGGAAGACGTCAAAAAACTGGACTTCCAATCCGCAAAGATCTGGGAACCTCTTCCGATCGAGAATGAATCTCGCAAATTGCCGAAGACCGGTTACTACAAGGGAACTCCGTTCTACGGTACCTGGACTCAGCGAAACGAGATTCGCAAGATCTTCATCGCAGAATTGGAGAAGCATTCTACCGAACGCATCTCGGTTTTCAAGTGGACCGATCACTTACTCAACGCCGCTGGCGAGCTTGACTTCGAACACATGGAAAAGCCACAATCCGTGCATCTTTCTAGAGCAGCATATCCCCATTGGCAGGGATATGGTTGGCATGACAAATTACCGAGCAAGCGGAAAGTTTAAGATTTACTTTCAGCTCAAACCTTGAAATGATTCTACTATGTCGTCACTACTATCCAAACTCAAGAAGAATTCTAAGATCGAACAGACGGAGGTGTTGGACAAGTCCGCCCTCTTCAATGATAAGGACATGATCCCCACTGAGATCCCGATGCTGAACGTGGCATTGTCTGGGTCTCTGGATGGTGGTTTGACGTCCGGTCTGACCGTGCTGGCTGGTCCCTCGAAGCACTTCAAGTCTAGCTATTCGCTCATCATGGCGGCAGCTTACCTCAAGAAGTATCCTGAGGCCATCATGCTGTTCTATGATTCTGAGTTCGGTTCTCCTCAACAGTACTTCAAGACATTCGGAATCGACGTCTCTCGAGTCCTTCATACTCCCATCACCAACGTCGAGGAGCTGAAGTTTGACCTCGTCAACCAGATGAATAATCTGGAGCGTGGCGAGAAGGTCATCGTGGTGATCGACTCGATCGGCAACCTAGCCTCCAAGAAGGAAGTCGAGGATGCTATGAACGAGAAGTCGGTGGCCGACATGTCTCGTGCTAAGGCTCTGAAGGGTCTGTTCCGTATGGTCACTCCATACCTTACCTTGAAGAACATCCCGCTCGTGGCAATCAACCATAGCTACAAGACCATCGAGATGTACTCGAAGGATGTCATGTCTGGCGGTACCGGTATCTACTACTCGGCCAATGCCGTCTGGATGCTTGGTCGTCAGCAGGACAAGGACGATGATGGTCTCAACGGTTACCACTTCATCATCAACATCGACAAGTCTCGTTTCGTCAAGGAGAAGTCTAAGATTCCGATCTCGGTGTCTTTCGCAGGCGGAATCGAGAAGTACTCGGGCCTTCTTGAGATCGCCCTTGAGGGTGGCTTCGTCACTAAGCCGTCTGTTGGCTGGTACTCGAAGAAGGGTGAAGAGCAGAAGTTCCGTGAGAAGGAGACCTATACCTCTGAGTTCTGGGATCCGCTTCTGAACTCTGACGAGTTCAAGCAGTTCGTCAAGGACAAGTACACCGTCGGCTATCGATCAGCAATCCAGCAATTGGAGGAAGAAGATGAAGAATGAGATCACACAAGACTCTTACGAGCTACTACCAGATGTAGATCTGCAGAGCAAAACTGCAATCTACACGGTCAAGATCAATGTTGACCCGTATCGCGATACCGTTATCCGATACGGATCCGTCACCTTAAAGGTATCCGAGAACAAAGAGACCGCAAAGCTGTCATTCAAATACGACATCCTAGAAAGTTCTACGGAAAAAACAACGCTTCAGAATGATCGAGAGTTTTCCACCCTTGTTGGCGATCTTCTGGCATACATAATTCAAAACGCTTTCGATACCGGCAACTATCAGGTCGGTGAACCAGACAAATCTTCACATGTCCAATCAACTGCAGCAGACGATACTCCAGAAGCTCGTCAATGACGAGAACTATTGTCGCAAGGTACTTCCATTCATCAAGTCCGAGTATTTCGATGCAGCTCATAAGTCAGTCTATCGCCTAGTTTTAGACTTCATCTCGAAGTACAACAAGCTTCCTACGAAGTCTGCTCTCGAGATCGAATTCCAGCACGACGACAAGATCACAGAGGATCTCTATCCTCATGCGGTACGGATCATCGAGTCCATCGATCAGAATCCGACTGTTGAGGAGTCGTGGCTTCTAGATCATACCGAGAAGTGGTGCAAGGATCGTGCCTTGCACCTGGCCATCCTTGAGTCTGTTCAGATCATCGACGGTAAGCGAAAGGATGCTTCTCGTGATGGTATTCCTGACATACTTCAGAAAGCTCTAGCCATCAACTTCGACAACAGCGTCGGCCACGATTACATCGTAGACTTCGAGAAGCGGTACGACTTCTATCATAAGACTGAAGATCGTCTGCCGTTTGATCTGGAGATGTTCAACACGATCACCAAGGGCGGTGTTCCTCGCAAGACCTTGAACATCGCTCTCGCCGGTACAGGTGTGGGTAAGTCGCTGTTCATGTGTCACGTGGCTGCCTCATCCCTGGCTCAAGGCAAGAATGTCTTGTACATCACGCTCGAGATGTCTGAGGAACGTATCGCCGAGCGTATTGACGCCAACCTAATGAACGTTCAGATCGATCAACTTGCCAACCTACCGAAGGACATGTTCACCTCGAAGGTCAAGAAGATCGCTGGAAGCACAGTTGGCAAGCTGATCATCAAGGAGTATCCTACCGCCTCAGCTCATGCTGGTCACTTCCGCGCGCTGCTCAACGAGCTGAAGCTGAAGAAAGACTTTGCACCTGATGTTATCTTCATCGATTACCTAAACATCTGCGCCTCGGCTCGAATGAAGGGCGTCGGTGGTTCCATCAATACTTACTCCTTCATCAAGGCGATTGCCGAGGAGATTCGTGGTCTGGCAGTCGAGTTCAACGTCCCGATTTTCTCGGCTACTCAGACGACACGATCGGGGTTTGCTTCATCGGACGTCGAGCTAACTGATACCTCAGAATCCTTTGGTCTTCCGGCCACAGCAGACCTTATGTTTGCCTTGATTGCCACCGAGGAATTAGATCGCCTCAACCAGATCATTGTGAAGCAGCTCAAGAACCGGTACAACGATCCGACTGCCAACAAGCGATTTGTCGTCGGTATCGACCGATCGAAGATGCGGCTGTACGACGTAGAAGTCACTGCACAGAATCTCAGTAAAGAACCCACCGTTCGTACTGCAACAACAGAACCCTCAGATTTCTCTGAATTTAAGTTTGAGTGATTTTGTTGTTTACACCAACACCAAACTTGTTAGGATCTTCAAATTATGGGAATGTTCGACAACATAACTTGGGCAGATAGTCTGCCATTTTCTACGGAGATGGAGCAACTTGGCTTAGCCAAGAATGACTTCGTCTTCCAGACCAAGGATCTAGATTGCGTGATGGCCGAATACACGGTACAGGGCGGCAAGCTATTCTTGAAGTCGTATCATACCGAGGAATGGGTGAAGGGTGATCCGAAGGCCAAGAGCGTGATGGATCGCATCGGATATATTCACCGCGACGGCGAACATATGGTCGAGGTTGCTCCTGCGACAAGGACGATCTACATGTATGACTTTCGCAATGACGTCATGGATAAGTGGGACTGCTGGATCGAATATGAGGTCATATTTGTCGACGGTAAAGTGACGAGCATCAAGCTTCATAAATTTGAGAAGACCGATAACGCAGAACGAAAGCTTAGAGATGCTGAGTTTATTCAACAGATGAGGCAGCGCTCCAGGATCTGGTATAACCGCTTCTTGTTTCATACTCGTCCCTGGCGCTTCATTTCTAGAAGACTTTCAAGCAGTCTCTACCGTTTAGGAAACGCAATTTATACCATTTCTCGCAAAATACCATGAGCAATACTACCCGCAACTCTGAAGAGTTGAAGATGTTCAATTCACCTATCTACCGCCGTCGCATCAAGCGCATGGTGGAGATGGTCAAGACTGTCCGTGGAATCCACGGTAAGCTTCCGAAGGGAAAGCTTCCTCCTTTGAAGTCGACCGCGACCTCCAAGGAAAAAGAAAAGCAGGCTCAACAGGAAGCTTACAGACTGACCGTGGATACCATCCACTATTTTGCCAATTCAATCGCCAACGTTAACCTCCACCGCGAAGCTTCCAATGAAAACTCAGACCAACCCTAATCGCCGCCTTTCTCGAGTAAAAGTTTATAAGGCCTCTCGAGGAGACCAGAACAAGCGCACCATAAACGTAGCAGACCTTGGATATCGGTCAATCGAAAAAGGCACGCGCCTTATTTTTGATTATGATTCAAATCCCAGTTCTTCTCAAGAATATGCCACTGCGATATTTCGCTCAAATCGCGAAACTGGGAAAACCCTATGCAATATCGGGTGCGCACTTCCGTATAACTTCGACCCCGAGGTTGGAACCCCGGTTCACATCTGGGTCGACCTTAACAGCATTCGATTTCTGACAGAATCTTGAAAACTGCTCTAATTGCTATCAGCATATTGCTTGCCCTGAGTTTCATCCTCATGGCCTACGGTTTCGTGAATGCCGTAGATGGCTACGAAGATGATGATGGGTTCCATTTCAAAAACGAAAAGGATAAAAAATAATGAGCTACCGGCTATTTCTTGATGATGTTCGCGATTTGACTGCGGTCTACAAGGAAGAGGTATACCGTCACCCCCTGGAATGGGTAACAGCGCGAAATTTCACTTCCTTTCAAGAAGCAATTCTTAACAAAGGTCTTCCAGTATTCATCAGTTTCGATCACGATCTGGCCGATGAGCACTATGCCAATCCGGCCACTCAACACAGAGAAAAAACCGGTTACGACTGTGCGCTATGGCTCTGTGATTACTGCCTGGGAACCAAGCAATCTCTTCCGGAGTACAAGGTGCACAGTATGAACCCTGTTGGCAAGCGCCGCATTGAGGCATTACTCGAATCCTTCTCGCACTCACACATCAAATGATCATTTTAGCCGTTATCTTCGCCTCGGTGCTCTGGAGCCTAATCGGAGCACTTCTCTGGTATCGTAATTACGATGACGAGCGTTCTCTTCACAAGAAACTCACACTCCTCCTCGTCGGAGGCCCTCTGATCTGGAGCTTTTTGCTCCTGTTTGCTATCGTCGTGGTATTCGACATCGCCTTTGAACGCTTCGAGAACTGGATTAACCGATGAGCTTTCCTGATCCTGACACCGGAGGATGGGGGACCACTCTAGACCATGATACCGATGAAAAGGTAGAAAAATTCGCAGATGAGATATGCGAATGGATTCGCGAGAGGTTTCCTAACAAAAACATCGGAACCTCCGACGACTTCGTCAACAACACAGACAACACACTCCACTCTAGGCGAATTTACATTAAGACTGATCTGGGATGTGTGATTATCTTGCCGGACTTCATCAAGAAGTCTGCAGCAGGGTTAGTCGTAAATCTTGGATTGGCTCGAGCCATGAGTCTTGAGGGGTTCTCGGATGAGTACATCGATGAACATGGCAAAATTCTGTCTGATCCAATTCCTTACAAGCAATCATCAGTTGATGTGCTAGGCTATTACTTGTCGCACAAGATCGATCCTAAAATACGCAAATGACCTTCGATTATCAAAAAGCCAGTCTTGTAAGCCATAGTACCGGAGTCCTTTTTTCAGAGACTGTTCAGTCGACTCCTGAGGAATTAGTGGCATACTGTGCTAGAGTCAGCAATCCGGCGAATCAAAATAACCACCAGACCTCGGAGAAGCTAGTCCGGTATCTGGTGAAGCATAAGCACTGGTCTCCGCTGGAGATGGTCTCTGCGACCGTGGAGATCGAGACGACCCGCGATATCGCACGACAGATGCTCAGGCACCGGTCTTTTGCGTTTCAGGAGTTCTCTCAGCGGTATGCCGATCCGACTCAGGCCCTTGACTTCGTCACACGTGATGCTAGACTGCAGGACAACAAGAATCGGCAGAACAGTATCCAGACCGATGATGAAGTTCTCTTGTCAGAATGGGAGCGCCGTCAGCATCAAATGATCGTGATGGCTAAGAACACTTACGAATGGGCTATCATGCACGGAATTGCGAAGGAACAAGCTCGAGCTGTTCTTCCGGAAGGAAATACGATGTCCCGCCTTTACATGGCCGGAACGTTGCGGTCTTTCGTCCACTACGTGGAGGTCAGGTCTTCCAATGGAACTCAAGCTGAGCATATGGATCTGGCAAGGAAGGTAGCGGTATCTTTAGCACCGGTTTTTCCTTTGATCTCTGACTTTGTTGCGGCTTAAGCCGTTGATTTGCAAAGTCTTACACGGTAATTGAACTATGAGTTTTACTTTGCATTTGGACTTGGTAGGATGTTGTCATGGTCAAAAATACCAAGGACAAGAACAGCGAGAAGAGTGCTAAGCAGCCTAAGGTCAAGGTGGTCAAGTACACCTATCCGGACGGCGGTTTCTGCACCGTCGTAACACCGGATGAGCCGGCTCCTCAGCCGACTGATACCGTCCCGGCGACCTCGTTCAACCTTGAAATGACGACCTCTCAAAATAACAACATGAAGAACAGCACTAACGTTAGCTCCAAGAATAACAGCGCGACCGCTTCTGCGACCGCCTCCAGCAAGCCGGCCACGGCTCCCCGCACCTACTCGGACCTCCGTTCGGGCGTCAAGAAGCAGGAAGCCATGGACATCGTCCACAACTACTCGTTCCCTGATCGTCCGTTCACGATCAAGGAGGTTCTGCTCGGTACCGGTATCAACCACTGGTACGTCAGCACCTACATCAAGACCAACGCCAAGGTTGTTGGAAACGCTCCCAAGCAGCCCGGCGAGCGCGGCAAGGTGGCTAAGCTGTACCAGATCGAGAAGCGCGCCTAATGCGGCTGGATGGCTTTTGGCCATCCTTTGAATCAAAGTGGTTGGCTGCCTAAGTTGTTGGTGGCCAACCACTTTTGCTTTTGTTGGTAATCAACAACTTATGTAATTCTTAGAGCTGTACATTTTTGTTGGACTTTGTAGGATATTGTCATGATGAAGCTCACCCTAGATCAAGCATTTCCTAATCCTCTGACGGCCGCGCAGATCCACTCAATTCGTGTTGCTCTGACAGAGACTCGCCACTACATCGACAAGGAGAAGCGATATCCCGCAGATCTTCAGAAGAAGGACTACTTGGCCGGTCTGATTACCCACGAGGCCAATCTAATCGCGCTTCTGGCAAAGAATAACATCGCCGCCTGACCATCAACAACTTAGGTAATTCTTAGAGATTTACTTTTCACTGCAATTTGCTAGGATATTGACATGATGAATACCACTACCACTCAATCGCCTAACTATGCCTACCTTGCTGGTGCTCTTCAGAGTCTG